TTCCTGCTGATGGAACTATCTCTTCTGCAAAACTTCAGTCAAATGCAGTAACAAATGCAAAGATTGCTAACTCAACACTAGATTTAACTGCAAAGGTTACTGGTGCTTTACCAGTTGCAAATGGTGGAACTGCACTTACAAGTGGTTTTTTAAATGGTGGAATTACATATGGTTCAGCTACTGATATCGCTGGAACTGCTACTACTACTATTACTGGAATTCCTTCCACTGCAAAAATGATTAGAGCAATATGGTTTGGAATTACGCCTGGCAACGGCCCTTATCCAGAATGGAGACTTGGACATTCCAGCTCAAATATTACAACTGGATATTTTAATCATATGAGTTATGATACTCATAGTGGTAATATGTATGTTGGATATAACAATAATGCTAATTCATTTAGGATGCCTGGTTGGGGTAATGTAAATAATACTTGGTATGGTTACTTTGATTTTGTGAAACAAGTTCACCATTCTAATGGAAATACCTATTGGCAGATGAGCGGATCGGTTTGGAATTCTGGATTTGCTAGTAGTTACGCACCTGTCAACGTGGTTGGTTTTGTCAATGCTGGCAGTAATGTTGTAGATAGATATTATTTTGGAACTTCAAATGGCGCTAATGCGACACAGGGTAGTATTCAAGTTGGATATATTTAAGGATAGTATGTAATGGGAAAAGAACAAATTGTAGATATTCAAACTGGTAAAGTGACAGTTTTAGAGGATGAAATAAAAGAAGAAGCTATTAGTGTAGATGAATCTATGGTTCAACTTAGGAATATTAGAAATAGTATCCTTGCACAATCAGATTGGATTGTAATCAAAGAAAGAGAAGAAGGTGGTTCGGTTTCAAACTTTGCAGATTGGAAGAAGTATCGTCAAGAACTTCGTGATATCACTAGTGGTTTAGATACAGTTGCAAAAGTTGATGAAAAATTAAAACAAGATAAAGATGGTAAGTTGGTAAATTTTCCAACTGCGCCTTCGGAGTAAATAGATGCCATTAAGTAAAATTCAAACAGGTACAATAGATGCCAATGCAGTTGGGCCCACTGAACTCAATCTTGCAAGTAACTATGCTTTTAGTGGAAATCTTACTCAAACCGCCCGCCCTATGTTTTCTGCCTTTGGTACACATTCCGGCTGGATTACTCCATCTGTTGCTAGTGTTTGGTATGCTTTTGTTGGTGGAACTGCAAACAGCAATGTTGGCAGCGGCGGTACTAATATGGTTGATAGATATATTGGAATAGATTTACACACTGATTTAATCAGTACTGGTTCACCTACAAACTATACTTGGAGACAACAAGGCGGACATTTGAATGTAGCCGATAGAGCATCTGATGCAAACTCTGGAAAATTTACTGCTCCTGTCTCTGGACATTATTTGTTTGCCACTCACTTATATATTAATAAATTGTCCAATAATACGAGCGCTCATTTTTATATCAATGGTTGCATCAATGGTAGTATTCAAGGTGATTATATTTCTGGTGGATATTACATTACAGCCGGCTTTTATCCAGATGGAATAACTAAAACTCAAATATATTACTTAAATGCGAATGATACTTTTCAGTTTGCCTACCATACAAATGTTGCTAGTTCATTTCAACTATATGGAAGATATTGTTCATTTCACGGATTCTTAATTGGATAATAGGAGAAAATAATGCCAGACATTACAGTATCTTTGACAGATACAGAAAATAAATCTATGGAGTATGTTGCGAAATCTGTTCAAGCTTGGGCAGACAATGCTCTTAAAAATCGTGCTAGAATTGCAAAGGAAGAAATTATTGCAAAACTCGTAGCACACTGTAACGCAAATGATGTTACGATTGCAACTGGTGAGGATGCACAAGTCACACAAGCATTTGACTTGGGCGTTGTTTCTGCAGCATCAGATGCACCTTTACCGCCAGAGGCACCAGAAGCAGACTAAATATAGTGATAGAGGAAAGTAAATAATGCCATTCATAGGACAAGAACCAATCACAGGTGCATTCCACAAGTTGGATGCTATCACAACATCATCAACAAATACATATAACTTGTTGTTGAACGGTGGTGCGTACTCGCCTGCAAGTGCAAATCATTTAATGGTTTCACTCAATGGTGTTATTCAGAGCCCTGGCTCTTCATTCACCATTTCTGGTTCACAGATTACATTTGTACCTTCAAGTGGTACTCTATCAAGTTCTGACAGTATCGACTTCATCATGGCATATGGTGATGTTTTGAATATTGGAACACCAAGTGATGGAAGTGTAAACACAAACCAACTTGCAACAAATGCTGTAACTTCTGCAAAAATTGCTGATGCAAACATTACGACTGCAAAACTTACTGGTGAGACTATAATTCAAGTTAAAACAGCTGTAGACACTAGTATTAGAAGTACTACTTCACAGACATTTGTAACTGCAAGTAATACTGCTCAAGTCACAATTACTCCACGCTCAACTTCTTCTAGAATGTTAGTAATGTGTTCTGGTTGTATTACTCCAACTGATGGAGATGATGCATTTCATACAACAATATTCAGAGATAGTACAAATCTAGGTAATTCAACTAATGGTTTACAATCTGGAAATTCTGTGCCAGGCATTGTTCTAACTTTCCATCCGTTTTGTATGACCGTATTAGATTCACCTAATACCACCTCTTCAATAACCTATGGACTACAATTCAGAAATAGAAACCAAGATAGTGATGGTTTTGCAGAAGTAGTACTTGGAAGAAATTTGGCTGGTAGTAGTGACCCAATGCCAACACATATGACAGTAATGGAGTTAGCAGACTAATGAGTATGAAAACACAAGCAATATATTCTCTTTATCCAAAAGCAGTTAGTGTCGGTGGAGATGGTGAAATAGTATTAGATGCCAATGATATTGATATTACAAGTACAATTGATATGGATGCAGTTGAGAAGAAAGCAGCAGAATTATTAATTGAACAAAATCTTATTGACCTTCGTAAAGAAAGAAATAGAAAACTCGCAGAATGTGATTGGATTGTCACTATGCACAAAGAGTTGGGAACAAACATCCCTTCTAAATGGAAAACATACAGACAAGCACTTAGAGATATAACAAAAGACTACACATCATTGGATGATGTGGTTTGGCCGGAGAAACCATAATGGCGTTAATTAAAACAAAATCTAGGGGAATCACCAATAATGCGATTGGGCCTGATCAGTTTGATTTAACAGCAAACTATCCATTTACTGGAACTGTATCTGGCGCCGGTAAGATTGTGCAAGTCAAACAAACTGTTTGTTCTACCTTCCCTACGGCAAATCACGCTTCTGCATGGACTAGTATTGCTGATGTAACGATTACTCCAACAAATGCAAATAATACTATTTTAATTACAGCAGTAGTTGCATACGGAGGCACTACTAATCATTACGGGGCCGGACGAATACTAAGAACAAGAACATCACCGCCAGGTTCAGATAATATGCGACTAGGAAATGCAAATTTTACTGAAGGTAGATTTGGCGATGCATCTTTTGGATTACAGACGAATGGACTTGCTAACGATACATACAAAGTATGGAATACTGTATTTAATTACTTAGATACAAATCATGGTTCTACAAGTTCAACGACTTACTCTTTACAAGGTAAGGCAGATGCTAGTTATTCTTCAAGAACTCTTTTTATCAATCGTTCTGAGTCAAATCCTAGTAGTGGTTATAATCCACCGCCATGGACAACATTAACGATTACGGAGATAGCAGCATGAGTGTGAGTATGGCAAAAGCATTAGAAGCATTAAATGTTACTGATTGGTATTATGATAGTGAACCTAGTAATGAGGCTGAATTTTTAGAAACATTCAAAAAAGTAACAGGTGCAGATGAAAACGGTACTGCAATACTAAGTGACGATTCGTCAAAGTTTGGGGTGACTTGGACACAGGTATCTGCAAAAATGAAAGAATTAAGTGATGTAGAACCCCTTCGGAGATTGCGTGAAGAACGTAATTCAAAACTTGCAGAGACAGATTGGTGGGCATCAAGTGACCTTACCATGACGGATGCACAAAAGAAATATAGAACTGACTTGCGTGATATTACAAAGGAATATAGTTCCTTGGATGATGTCAAGTGGCCAACCAAACCGTAATAAATAAAAGAAATAGGAAACGATAGATGCCAATTTCAAAAATTGTTCTAGACAATCAAAGTAAAGAAAATGTAGATTTTGACGGTGAGTTTGTTCGTGTACCACACGGCACTACTGCACAGCGTCCATCTAGTCCTGCGGCTGGGCAACTTAGATTTAATACCGACTTAGGAACACTAGAACAATATAATACAAACACAAACAACTGGGCTGCAATTGACAGTCCACCGATTATCAGTTCACTTGCCTATAGTGGTTCTAACACTGCAACTGACCCTGCCGGCGGTGAGACAATCACTCTCACAGGTTCAAACTTTAAGACAGGATTTACTGTAACTGTTGGTGGATCAAGTGCGGCCTCAACAACCTTCGTAAATTCAACTACAGTAAGATTTACTACACCAGCAAAAACTGCTGGTGACTATGACGTTACATTTACAAATGCAAATGGACTTGCTGCAACTCTAACTAATGGTATTTCCGTAAATGGTGTGCCTGCATTTTCTACTGCGGCTGGTAATGTCGGTTCTGTTATAGAAGATGAAGCAATATCAACAATTACTATTGTTGCGGCAGAACCAGATGGTGGAACACTTGCATATTCAATCACTTCTGGTGCATTACCCACAGGACTTTCTTTAGGTTCTGCAAACGGACAAATTACTGGTACACCAAACGCCAACGTAACAGCAGATACAACTTTTAACTTTACTGTAACTGCAACAGACGATGAAAATCAGACAAATAGTAGAGCATTTAATTTAATTGTTATACGTCCTGTTTATATCAAAGAAATTGATCAGTCAGTAAAGTTTGGTTGGAATGCAAACGCTCAGACATTACAAAAAACTCTTTCTGGAACTCATTCAACTTGGACAATAAGTATGTGGATCAAGTCTACCCATGATCATAACAGCGGAAATACTGTTGTAAGATATCTTATGTCAGGCACAGGTGGCGGCGGTATAGGTGTATTTACTGAAGTTAGGGATTCAAATGCTATTGATGCCAGAGGGTGTATTAATACCTATAGCTCAGCGTCATCAGGTAGAGGGCCTGGTTCAGAATTTAGATTTATGGATTCTGAATGGACACACATCGTTTTAACTTCTAATAGTCTTGCTGCAAAACTGTATGTAAATGGTGTTGAAGATTCGACTTATGGGGGTGAGAATTTTGATGCTGCACTTTCAGGGACTCTAAGACTTCTTAATTGGGTGGATGATGGATATACTTTCTTTAGTCACTTGGCAGAAGTTCATTTTATTAGTGGAACAGCATATGCACCATCAAACTTTGGACAGTTGTACAATGATACATGGATACCAAAAGAAGTTACATTGACAACTGCAAACTATGGAGCCGATGGGTTTCATTTAGATTTTGCAGATGCATCCGCTTTAGGTAATGATGTCAGTGGTAATAATAACGATTGCACCACAAACATGGTTACAAGTGCTGGAAGTTACTGTAAACATGATTCACCAACAAAATCTGCAATGATGTTACAATCATATTCTGGAACTGCTAGCAGATATAGAAATAAATGGGGTTCTTATCTTTACAGTGCATATGAAGGCGGCGGTGGCACCGCCACTGGTAACTATCAGTACGCACATGGACAATTTAGTTTGCCTCCATCTGGTAAATGGTATTTTGAGGTTATGCAGAAAAATCACTTTGGAGCGAATAATGATTCCATGGCTGGAATAATCGCAACCGATTCACTAAGAGAACATGGTTTTGAAAGTAATCATGTTGTCACTGGTTTTACTAATCATTCTGCTTATGGAATTAGAATGTATGGTTACGGAACTGATTACTACAAGTATATTAAAGGTGATGGCCAGACAGATGGAAGTAATGTAACTTCTGTTGTTGAGGATCAGATTTTTGGATGTGCAATTGACTTAGATAACGGTAGAATGTGGTGGTCTAAAGGAGGCACATGGTTAGATGGTGATCCTGCCGCTGGCACTGGAGCTCCAATTACATTTAATCCAAATAATAATTCTGCAAATTCCAATTATGGAAATGGTAAAGAAGATAAAACAAGACGTTGGACTCCATTTGGTTACACAACTCGTTCAGCAGATGGCTCCAATGGTTCTTATTTAATTTTCAACTTTGGTTGGATTGGTGGTGGTGACGCAGCCCATTCTAACTATAGACTTGATGGTTTTAATTATGCACCCCCAACAGGGTTCAACAGAATGTCAAAAAATCTTCTTCCAGATCAGACTGCATTCACACCAAAACTTGGTGCTCATCCTTCAAACCATTTTAGTGTCGCAACTTATGTGGGTGATGGTACTGTTAATAATACCAAAACAATCGCAACAGAATGTCAACCAGATATGGTCTGGATTAAATCCAGAGATTCTGCATATGGATGGAGAATTTTTACTCCAACATTCAAATCTGGAAATGATTTAAAACCTTATTATACTCATGTTGCAACTGGTGGCCATGCGGCCAATTATTCAAACAACGATTCAATTCAAGTAAATTCAAGTAACTTTACTTTGGGTGATGTTGCTGATTCTGGTAGTAGTGGTGATGGAAGAGGTGGTATCAATCAAAGTGGACAGGATTATGTAGCACTTTATTGGAAACTTGGCGGTACGCCAGTTACCAATCCAAATGGTTCAATCTCTTCAACAATTTCTGTTAATACAACAACACAAGTTAGTAATGTATTATATAGTACAACAAACTCTGCTGGTACAATTGGACATGGACTAAACGGTGCTCCAGATGTTGCAATATACTCTGAAGTTACTGGTACTAGTAATTATAATCATTGGATGTGGGTACGGCACGCCTCAGGCACCGCTGGTGGTTCTGGATTTTTTAGTGGTTTGAATACTGACGATAGTTGGGCATCAAGTCCAACTATGTTCACTAGTGCATCAAGTACAACAGTAGGATTGCCTGGCAATCCTGGCCAATATGGAAATGAGTCTGGTAAACAATTTAATGCCATATTCTTCAAAGAAGTTGAAGGATTTAGTAAGTTTGGTTTCTACAAAGGTAACGCTGGAAACTCCACCCCACCAGAAATAAAAACAGGGTTTAAGCCTAAATTTGTATTGGTTAAGAAATTTTCAGGAAGTGGTACTGATGGTCATTGGGTTTTATGGACAGATCAAACTGATACCACGTTAAATGAACGTCCGTATTATTTCAACTTGAGTAACGCAGATGCGGCGGCAACAAGTAGAGGTATATACATGATGTCAGATGGTTTTAGACTTAACAATTATGGTTCACCAATTCAAGATACAAATAAGTTAGATGACAGTTATTTTTTCATGGCATTTGCAGCCCATCCTACAGAGTATTCTTTTGGTGGCCCGTTCAGTGATTTTGGCACTGCAACAAATCTAACTTAATAATACATACATCTAATACACAATCCTTATAAATAGAACAAAGGAGACTGTGTTCGATGGCAACTATTTCTAATTTATTCATAGACCAAGACGCTGATTTCACAACCACTGTGACAATCAACGACTCTACTGGTTCTGCACTTGATTTGACAAGTTATACAGCATTGGCGATGTTACGAAAATCGTATCAATCTTCAACTGCAACAACTTTTACTTCTGCATTTGTTTCTCCACGAACCACAGGACAAATCACAATTTCACTAACAGATGTACAGACTGCGGCTCTTGAATCTGGACGTTACGTTTATGACTTAGTTATAATCGACTCGTCAGGAACAAAAACAAGGGTAGTAGAAGGTATTGCAACTGTAAACCCAAGCGTATCAAGGTAGAACTATGGCAATCACAGCAAAAGTAAATACGACAAGAACGGTAGTTGGTTCTGTATCACAAGGAAACCAACCACAAGTAACTCGTGTAACAGTGCCTGGCCCAAAGGGCGATTCTGGAACTGTCACAGCCGCATCATCTCTAAACCTTTCTGGATTAGCAGATGTTGACACAACAACATTTACTGTACAAGATGGTTCACTATTACAGTATAGATCATTAACTGGTAAATGGACAGCCAGAAACGAACTTGATACAACCACTGGCAATCTCGTTTTGAGTGGTGGAAGTTTTTAACAAATAGGAAGATAGTAAAATGGCACTAACATTACAAATCAAAAGGTCACCCAATAGTACCGCTCCTGGCACCCTTGCTGATGGTGAACTCGCCTATACCCATGGCAACGAGAAACTATACATTGGTGACGGTTCTACAGTAAAAGTTCTTGGTGGTAAATCATTTAATGATAAGATTGACCATACAGACGGAACACTGACTGCAAGTTCGGCGGTTCTTGTTGACAGTAACAAAGCAATTGATGAACTTCTAGTTGGTAATAATGCAACAACTGGTGGTACACTAAAAATTAATGAGGGTACAAATAACGGTTCACACTTTATTGGACTGAAGGCTGCAAATTCTCTTGCGTCAAGTACAACATTTACTCTGCCAAGTGCAGATGGATCGAATGGACAGTTTCTAAAAACAAACGGTTCTGGTACACTCTCATTTGGTGCAATATCTACATCATTTACAATAGGAGCCGATAGTGGTTCTGACGATACATTCAACACTGGTGACACATTAACTTTTGCTGGTGGAACTGGTATTGATACAACAGTATCAAATGATCAAGTTTCTTTTGCAATTGACTCTACTGTTGCAACCCTAACAGGTTCACAGACACTAACAAATAAAACTATCAACGCATCACAGTTGGTAAACGGTTCTGTATCAAACGCAAAACTAGCCAACGATGGAATTACAATCGGTTCTGATGATACATCTCTTGGTGGTACAATCACAGACTTGAACGGATTGACTTCTGTAGATGTAGACAACATCACGCTTGATGCAAATACAATTTCAACAACTAATTCAAATGGTAACTTGGTTATCTCACCAAATGGAACAGGTACAGTAACAGTTCCTTCTGGTTATGAATCAAGAACAGGTTTCGGAGATGATTCACTTGTAAACAAATCTTATGTTGACGCTGTTGCAAACGGACTTGATGTTAAAGCATCTGTAAGAGTTGCAACCACAGGAAATCTTTCTGGTACATATAATAATGGTAACGGAACAATTACTGCTGGTTCAAACGGAGCAATCTCAGTTGACGGCGTAACACTTTCTGTAAACGATAGAGTTCTTGTTAAAGATCAGACAACACAAACACAGAACGGTTTCTATAAAGTTACTGCAACTGGTAGTGGTGGAGCAGCCTTTGTATTGACTAGAACACCAGATGCAGATGCAGCCTCTGAACTAACAGGTGGTGCATTTACTTTTGTTGAAGAAGGTACTGCAAACGCAGACAACGGTTATGTTCTGACTACAAACGGAACACCAACACTTGGAACAACTGCAATTACTTTTGAACAGTTCTCAGGTGCTGGCCAGATTTCTGCTGGTGCCGGTTTAACAAAAACTGGTAACACAATTGATGTTGTGGGAACGGCAGATAAAATTACAGTTGCCGCAAACGCAGTTACAATTGCAAGTACATATGTTGGACAATCATCTATTACTACTTTGGGTACTATTACAACTGGTACTTGGAATGGTACTGCAATCGCAGCGACTTCTGGTGGTACTGGTTTAACATCTATCGCAAAAGGTTCTGTTCTTGTAGCGAACTCTGCCAATACTTTATCTGCACTTGATGGTGGTGGTTCTAATAACGGAGTGTTGTTCTATACGGCATCCTCTGACACACTTTCTTTTGTATCGAGTATTGACGGCGGAACATTCTAATAAGTAGTCATGTAGGAGTTGCCTCATGGCTTTGGACATAAAACTTAAAAGGTCGCACACACACTCAAATATACCGACTACTTCGGATTTATCTGAGGGCGAATTTGCTGTCAATACATATGACGGTAAGATGTATATGCGTGACGGCAGTAGCAATATTGTTACTGTTGGAAATCACTATGCAACCGACTATGAATCGTCCACAAAAACTTTCTATGTAACTGTTGCAACATCAGCCGCAGGCCATGTTCATCATGGCAGTGGTTCTAGTAACAAATATAAGATTAACGGTGTTTTTTCACCATATCTAAAACTCATCCCTGGCATCACTTATCGCTTCGATCAGGGCGACTCAAGTAACTCTGGACATCCATTTAGATTCTATTTGGATGAGAACAAGGGTACTGCTTATACCACGGGCGTTTCAACTAGTGGAACGCCAGGCTCCTCTGGTGCATACACAGAGATTGTTGTATCACACTCAACTCCACCTGTTCTTCACTATCAATGTTCTGCACATGGACTTATGGGTTGGGCAGCGTTTGTACACACAGACAATCTTACTGCATTCGATACAGGTGACTTGACAGAGGGTTCTAACCTTTACTATACAACTACAAGAGTAAACTCTGCGATTGACAGTAGAGTTACAAATACTTTTATAAACAATCTAAGTGGAGTTGTTGCAGATACAGCGACTGCACTTGCAAATGCAAGGACTATTGGTGGAGTATCATTTGATGGTACTGCAAATATAAACTTGCCTGGCGTTAATGCAACTGGTAATCAAGATACTTCTGGAAATGCAGCGACTGCTACTGCACTAGAAACTGCAAGAAATATTCACGGTGTAAGTTTTGATGGTACTAGTAATATTGACTTGACTGAAGTAATTCAAGATACAGTCGGTGCAATGTTCTCTAGTAATACAGAAACAAATATTACTGCAACATATCAAGATAGTGATGGAACGATAGACCTAGTTGTTTCTGCGTCTGGTATATCAAATGTTTCAGAAGATTCAACTCCTCAACTTGGAGGCGACTTAGATGTAAATGGCAACGCAATTGTTTCTGCATCAAATGGTAATATTGCAATTACACCAAACGGTTCTGGTAAGGTAATAATTGATGGATTGTCACACCCTGTCGCAGATGGTAACGCAGGCCAAGTCTTAAAAACAGATGGTTCTGGTAACTTGTCTTTTGCATCTGTTGGTTCTCTTGCTGGTTCTGGTATTCAGAATGTATCTGATGACAGTTCGCCACAACTCGGCGGTAACTTGGATGTAGTTACTCATAGTATTATATCTACATCAAATAGAGATATTAATATTGTACCGAATGGTTCAGGTAAAGTTGTTGTGGGAACAAATGGTGTAGAGTTTGCAGATGGAACAACGCAGAGCTCTGCTGGAACAACACAAGGATTTGCAATCGCAATGGGCATCGCCCTTGGGTAGTATAAATACTGTAAAAGGATAAATTAAATGGCAATACCTACAACTAGAACAGAATTTAAAGAGTGGTGTCTTAGGAGTCTAGGTAAGCCTGTAATCGAAATCAATGTTGATCCAGATCAGGTAGAAGATAGAATAGA